AGGGCGGGCGAGCTGCGCGCGATAGGGGTCCGCCGCCCGCGCCAATTCTTCCTGCGAGAGCGTGCCGTCTTCCTGCAACGTGCGGTAGGCATCGGCAACGGCTTCGATGCGTTGTTTGATGTCTTCGTCGTTGGCGAGGCCGAGGGTGATTTTCGCTGCGGTGATTTTGCGCAGTCTTTCGGCCTCGGCGCTGGTCTCGTTGAGCTGGTCGCGCAGCCGCCCGGCATCTTCGCGCACGGCGTCCAGCCCGTTTGCCTGCGCCTCCTGCTCCAGACGGTTCAGCTCGGCGGTGAGCGCCTGCAACTGGCGTTCAAGGTCTTCGGTACTGCCGCCTGCCGCTTTCAGTTCGTCGATAGTCTTTTGCAGCGCATCAATGTCAGCCCGTGCGTCGATTTGTAGAGCGACGTTCAACTCTGTTGCCATGTTTTCTCCAATAAAAAAGCCCCCGAGGTCGGGGGCTGCTTAAAAATTCGGTTATGCCAAGATACGCGGCTTGTAGTGCTTCTGCGCGCGGCTTCTGCCTTCGTCCATCACTTCGTCGGGCAACATCAAATGGAACAGGGATTCATGCAGTCCATCCCAAATCGCACCGCTGCCGTACAAAATGTCGTTGGTCAGGTCGAGGGTGGCGCGGGTTTCGGCAAGCGCCGCTTTCAGCCTTTCATGCGCCTGTGCCGTGAGGTCGCGCAGGCGCAAGAGTGCTTTTTTCTGCTCCTCAAAGCGTAGCCGCCCGACGTGCATCAGGCTGATTGCCGACACTTGATGACGACGGATGTCGTCGGCGTTCTTGTCTTCCGGTGGCGGCAAGAGTTCACCTTCCAGCGCCAGACGGTGGATGTACTCAACTGCCTGCGGCAACTGTTCCGCCGGGATTTCTTCGATGTGGGAGACGTTGAAGCGCTGGTGAATGAGGCGGTAGGCTTCATCGTGCATCAGTCCGCGTTTGGTGGTGAGCATCGTTACCGCCTGGCGCAGTCCGGCACGTTCGTCCGGCGTGGTGCGGCGGGGATTTTCTGCCTTGCCGTTGTGCCAGTAGTCGTACAGCACTTTGAAACATTCGCGCTGGTAACGGATGAGGGTAGTGCGCGCTTCCGGGTTCTTCAGGCGGGTAACGTCCACTCCGAACAGCCAGCCGTTCAGGTATTCCAGCGGCAGGCACAACATACTGTATTCTTTGCCATCGTTGCCAGTTGTGCGTGTCATAAGCACAACTGATTTAAGCACCTCGTTACGCAGCACACGCTCACGCTGTCCGCGCCAATCAAGCCCGATATTTTCACACATGGGCTTCATGGCAACGTAATGTTTGCCGTCGTGGGAGATGGTGATAAGGGTTTGCCCGTGGAAATCCACGGTTTGCATTGTGTTTTTCATGATTTTACCTTTTGGTTATTTTGAAGTTGCCCTTTGCGGGCGGTCGGGACGTTCAAAAACCTCCAAAAGTAGGCCGGAGTTATTCCCCTTGCGGGTGTTATATTCCTCGCCCTCCCGACCATAACAAATCGGTAAAATCCTGTAGCCATGCGAAACGAACGATGGAGCACGGACACAAAAAAACCGCAATTCTGACGGGTGCGGAAACCGCTTTTGGAAAGGTTTTGAAGCCTTGTGCGCACTATACGAAAAAGCCCCTGCGAATGCAAGGGGCTTGAATGAATTATTTCCACGGTGTTTGCAATATTCTCCTACCTGCAGGTACTTTTTCACGATTTCTAAATATCATCGTTATTACCCGGTCTCCGGGGAAAAATGGCGGGGAATGCATTTCATCAATTGCAGTAATATTTTTGTAGAAATCGTACTCCCCCTCATCATGGCAATCCATAAAAACAACTTCTGCAGCAGGATTGCTGGCAAAAGCCTTTTTAATATCCCGTATCCTGCCTTGTGCATCACAAAGAAAAACAACGTAATGAATCAGGATTTCTGCCCGTTTTCTCTTGTCGGATAAAGATTTTTTCTCTTCTTTCTCCCTGCGCCTTTGAGCAATTTCGCCAGACCATGCTGCAAGAAAGCTGCCTTCCGTGCGGATAGCGTTTTCAATGTCTTCCCGTTTCCCGGGAGCAGACAGGCCGACCGCTTTGCAATATTTTTTCAGTTCGGCAACGGTAAACCATGATAATGCAGTATCTATATCGGGATTCTGCGGAATATCATAGTATTCTGCTGCCCATTCGAGCATATACGGCATATATGGACGTGTCCTGAAATGCGCAATATACGCATCCAAGTTTCGCCACCCCCATTCCTTTTCAAGAAATAAGGTTTTGATATCCCGATATATTGCTTCAATACCGATATTAAACCGCTGCCGTACCGCTGCCTTAATGCTGTCGAGTTGGTTTCTATCCATCTCCAGTTGCGAAGTAACAATTTTCCAGGCGGTCTCATAATCAGCCACAAACTGCGGAGCATCGGGGTCGAAATCAAAGAAGGTAAACACGGTTTATTCCATCGAGTTCAGCGCGGTAATACGGGCATAGTCTGCGGTTTTCATGGTCGCGGTGGCAATATGGGCGAACAGCAGCAGGCTGCATCCCGACACCAGCGCGCCGATAGCAAGTGCGACGCCAACCATGCCTTTGTCGCTGAACAGGGCCGTGAGGAATGTCAGCAATGCGATGAATATCACAAACCAGCCGATGAACGCGACAAACTTGGCGATACCCAGTCCGCCAGCAAACTCGGTCGCGCTGATGTCCTGCGCCGGTTTTTCCCGATGACGAGCAGGTGCAGGAGTTGAAGCCGCTGGTGGAGCTGCTGCGGGTCGTGGGCGGGTGACGCCTATCTCGAACGGTTTGTGACAGTGTTCGCAGCGGATGAGTTCGCCTTTTTGTTTGCCGGTTTCGATTTCACCGGCGCAGTACGGGCATTTGATTGTAGCCATGCTTTCATTCCTGTGTTGGGGGATGTTTCCCGCCTAGCATCGCCCGTGCCGTGCGCGGTTTTCTATTGCGCCGGTCGCGGTTTGTCTTCTTTCACTTCCACGGCAACGCCTTGGGCGATGAGCCATTTGCCAGCGGCGTTGGATGCGTCCACAACATCGCCGACCGCAAAGCTGCGGTCGGAATGGGTGAAGGGTTTGATGGCACGGATTTTCATATGTATCTCCTTACTTCGGCTTAATCGTTACCGTGAACGGGCTGGTTTGTCCTTCCGGTACTTCCGGGCGCCCTGACAGCTCGATGGTGTTGAAGTCGTCAGAGAAGAAGTTGAACGCGCCACTCGCTGACAAGGTTGCCTTCGGGATGTGCAGTTTGACGTCCGCACCATTGACGCGGTTGCGCCCATCCAATACCAGCTCGCATTTGATTTGGCTGTCGGTGTTGGCTTGGATGACCCACGCCTCCCAGTTTGCCGTCTTGTAGCTGACCTTGATTTTGTCGCCTTTCGCCACGCCTGCGGTGTCTTTGAGCTTAATCATGCCGAGGCGGTGATGCACCTCGTAGTGTTCAGCTGCAATCGGCGTGTCGTCGGACTTTTTCACGGTGGTGTCGGTCTCAGTGAGATAACCGTGTTTGAGCTTCAAATAACGCCCCAAATCCACATCCACCATTTCATCAGAGACGGTTTGCGCGGTCATCTGTTCGCGTTTCAGCGCGCCCTGGAAGACCATCGCCATGTTCTCCTCGTTGAAATCGTCGAGGGTGATTTTCAGCTCGCCGGATTTCGGCAGGATGACGGTGTTCAAGACCGCGCCGTAGTTCTCGCGCATTTTCGAGATGCGCTCTTTTACTTCCACTTCTGATGAGACCGATAATTCTGTGGCGTTCCCCACCTGAATCAGGCCGAGGTCGGTACGGTCAAGGCGGCGGATGTACAAGGTACCTTCGCCGATAAAGCCGTCGTGTCGCAGTTGTGCTGCCATGTTATTTCTCCTGTGATTGGAAATTGAGATTAAGTTGATATTTGAGTGGGTAGAGGCTCAGCCCGTAGGCGTACACCGCCCGCTCGCCCGGTACCATTTGCAGGGTTTGCCGTGCGCGCGGGTCGTCATCCAGCGGGGCGAACCCTGCCAACGCCTGCATGACACCGCCAATGAGCGTGCCGACACCCGCCGGCATCCCGTCGCGCTGGTAGTTTTGCGAGGCCACGATGACGCTGTAGGTGACGGTGATTTGCTGGTGGCGGCCATTACCCGCCTCGCCCCTGGGCGCGATACCGTCAAAGATGAGATAGACATAGCCGTCCGTGCCGGTGGTCTTGCCGTTGATGACCTGGGCAAGATCGTTGGCACCGCAGACAGCGCGCACCCCGTCCACAGTTTTCAGCCGCTCGGCGATGGGCGCGTAGGCGGCATTGACGTCAAAGGTTGAAGTAGGCATGGGTCAGCTCCTTGATGCTGGCGAGCAGGTCGTCGGTGACGCCCAGAAACGGGCGCGCCGGGATGTGCTTTGTGCCAAACTGGTGATAGTGGGCGTAATCGGTCGCGCTGCCGACTTGCAGGGTGTTGCCGTGCACTTGCGCGGTGATGGAACCCATCAACACGCCGGTGTCTTGCAATGGCTTGCCGCCCCCGCGTGGGCGCGGCTGTTTTAGTGCCTGCCACGTTGTGCCGTCCGGTGCTTCGCCGTGCTCAAAGCGCATCAGTACCCGCGCTTTTTCGTCCTGCCCCAGTTCATCCAGCATTGGCGAGAGGTTTTTGCCCTTCGCCGCCAGCAGCCGCAGCGTGCCGAGCGCCTCATCCAGCCCGTCGGTACTCACCGCAAAGCGCATTACCGCCTCCGTACCATGTCCATCTTGTCCAGCGTCGCCTGGTCAAAGACGACCGGGCTGGAGACGACGGCAATGCGGTGGTTGCCGGTCAGCGGTAACGGGCTGTCCGGTTGGCGTTGTTCGCTTCCGGGGAACAGTTGCACCTTGCCCGCCGCCACCGCTTCCAGCCATTTCACGGCGT